CTATCAGGGAGAACCTTGTGAACGTGGTTTAGAATATTCATTAGAGGTCCAGCAACGTATGGCTTATTAGCATACTGCTTCTTTATATCCTCTACAGAATAGTTATATTCTGCGCCTGGACCTTTGTATTTTACACCGACTCTTCCCTTTTCGTCTTTGATAATATTGACGGATATGCGATCGTCGACCTTTCGAGTCATTCGAGAACGACCGCTGAGAACACCTTGTATTTTGGAGAGAGCTGATCCTACTGCAGACTTCTTAAAACTAAAGGCTGATTCGGCTGGATGCGGTAGGTGTTGTATTCCGCGAGCAGGTGCTTTTTGCTCTACAAGAAACGGAATATATTGTTTGAAACCAAACATACTTTCTCCACACTGTGGGATTACTAGTATATTTAGGTAATTTTACATTTCAATTTAGCGATTGCTGCTTCTAATGCTTCTCTAACTGGACGCATTGTGTGATGCGCATTTAGCGAGCAAGTAGATCTAGCAGCCAAAGTTACAGCCTTAAACTCTTCATGCGTGTACCATTGAACGTTTTCTAATCCTAACATCTCTGCTAATTCGTGCATATTAACCGTGCCTTGGTTGACCAGATTGTATGGTCCAATGCCATCGTCCATCATTAGATCGCATGCAGTTGTAACTGCTTCGTCGAGATCCGTCAAAGAGTTTTCGCCAAAGTCTACCAGTTTACCAGTTTTAGCGTAATTAACAATCTTCGAAAGATAGTTTTTACTCTCATCTACACCTGTGAATGGCATACGAATACGGAATACCAGCGCTCGGTTCTTTAGATACAAATCCGAGATACCCTTCGTCACAGAATAGATACTACCGAAATAGTTAGGATCTTCGAAGATATCGTTGACCTCACCTTGATAGATGCAACCGCTAGAAAAGTGAGCAAGTCTAGGGTTGTAATAGTTATTTTCACAAGCATGGAACAAACGAATAGGGAATACTGCGTTTGCTTCGTTAGTTTCTTCGCGCTGCAGTTCGCAAGCGTCAACGTTTGGTGTGCCTGTCATTCCTGCGCAATTTACAACCCAGTCGTAATTACCTTCGGCTGCTTCAACCAATCCGTCTTTGTGATTACAGAATGTTACTACATGATTGCGCGAAAGCAATTCATTAAAAACCTTCTTACCAGTCCATCCACGTCCAATTACTAGAAATCTCATATTACCACCTCAATTGTGCAATTTTAGCAAGATATTTACCATAGTCTGACTTTTTATATAGTTCTGCAGACTCTAACAGTTTTTGTTCATTAATCCAAGCATTCTTATACGCAATTTCTTCAGGGCATGCGATCATCATTCCAGTACGACGTTGAACTGATCCAACGAATACTGATGCTTCAGACATGGACTCAAACGTACCAGTATCAATCCATGCGATACCTCTGTTTAAAAATTCAACTTTACAGGAATAATCTTTCATGTAAAGATTAATAATATCTGTTATTTCTAATTCGTCGCGTTGTGATGGTTTAATCGCATAACTATATTCTACAACGTTATTGTCAAAAAAGTATAAACCTGTAACAGCATAATTTGATGGCGCTATAGTTGGCTTTTCCAATACTCTGATTGAGTCATTGTTTTCATCAAATTCCAATACACCAAAACGCTCAGGATCATTAACATGATATGCAAACAACGTGCAACCAGTATTGAATTTAGCATAGTTCAACCTATTAATTAAATCGTTACCATAAAAAATATTGTCACCCAATACCAACGCAACTTCATCGCTACCAATCCATCGTTCAGCAATTCTAAAACATTCAGCAATACCTCTTGGCTCATGCTGAACTGAATATGTTATATTTAAACCAAACTGAGAACCATCTTTTAAAAGGCGCTGAAATTGATCGCTATCATTTGGTGAAGTGATGATCATAACATCACGAACACCAGCAAGCATCAATGTGCTCAATGGATAATAGATTAATGGCTTATCATAAATCGGTAGCAATTGTTTTGATATTACTTCCGTGCAAGGATATAATCTAGTTCCTAAACCACCTGCCAAGATAATTCCTTTACGCATTATACCACTCCAATGTTTTCATTAAGCCATCATTAATATTCGTTTTTGCTTGCCAGCCCAAGTCGTAAGCAATTTTAGTCGCATCCATTGAGTATCTGAAATCGTGACCTTTACGATCAGTCACAAAATTAATCCAGTTCTGATACATGTGAACTGGCTTACCCATTAGATCAAGAATGAGTGTAACCATTTGAAGGTTGCTCATCTCAACGCCACCGCCGATGTTATATCGCTCACCTGATTTAAAGTTTTGACCAATAGTAAGCAATGCTTCGCAATGATCTTCAACAAACAACCAATCGCGAATATTCTCACCAGTACCATAAACAGGAATTGGTGTATTGTTCTTAATGTGACGAATCACAGTTGGAATAAACTTTTCTGGATGCTGTCGCGGACCGTAGTTATTTGAGCAATTAGTAACAACTGCTTCAATGCCATGCGTGTTTACATAGGCACGAACTAAATGATCGCTGGCTGCTTTTGTGGCAGAGTACGGATTGCGAGGATTGTATGGAGTGCTTTCAGTAAATCCTGGATCATCATGACCCAAACTTCCATACACTTCGTCAGTAGAAACGTGAATTAGTTTGCCACCAAACTTCTTAATGCATTTTAGAATGTTGTGAGTGCCGACAATATTTGTGGCAACGAAAGCATCATCGCCATTAATAGAATTGTCTACGTGAGACTCAGCAGCAAAATGAAAAGTAATCTTCGGATCATAATCATAATACAACTGATCCAGTCTATTGATGTTACGAATGTCGCAGCGCTGAATGTGTACGCGATAATCCTCGTACAATCCGTTTATGTTAGAACCGTTTGCTGCGTAAGAATAGTTGTCAATAATAACAACTGTGTCTGCAGGATGCTTTTTTAGGTGAGCGAATACAAAGTTAGATCCGATAAATCCCAAACCACCAGTCACAAATACAGTCATAAAACCTCAATTATAAAACACAATCTAAATTCGCTAATCGTTTAATTATCGCAACACCACCTGGTCCTGGCTCGCCAGAACAAGGACCGATATTATATTTTGAACTGTTTGCTTTTGATAAACTAAAAGAAAGTTCAAATGTGTATTGAAAATTTCCACCGCCTTTATCCTGAACTCTTACGCGATATTTAAGTTTGGCTGCATCAGCAAACGATGGAAGAGTTGGAATACCCTTCTTCAAACATCTTTTGTTTATTCCTGCGGGATCATTGTTGTCGAAAGTATAAAATCCATTCGTTCCAACATTTACATAATAAGTTTCTTTTAATTTGTAATAATTTGAAATCGTTGAACCAGGTAATTCATTACTTATTTCTGGAAATCTATCGAGTTCTGCGTAATAAACTTTTTTCTTTTGTTCTTTATTTTTTGCATTTTTCCATCTTGCTGCCAACAATTTTTCTTCTGGTTTTGTGCTCGATGGATTGGCAAATTTAACAGGAGTATTTTTCCACTTTTTGTTTACTTGGGCTAATGCGCCACAAGATTCAGCGAGGTCTGCTAAAAATTGTTTTTCTGGATTATCTGAGACGTCGTCAAAGTGCCATTTCTTTTGACGATTCCACTTTAAAACTAGCGATCCACCTGAAGCAGCCTCAATCTTTAATTCAACGTTAACAGATTTTCCTTCGATGATCATTTCCAGATCAGCTCTTTTACTACCAGAGCCAGCTGGTTTGAAACTCGGTAGAACTAAACCTTGAGTTTGTAGGAATTTTGCAACGTTTTCTTCGTACTTAAATCCACGTTGCGATTGTGGGTTAGCTGCCATTCTTATAAACCTTCTTTAAGAATTTTTTCCAAACTTTAGGATCTTGCTTACGGAACGTTTGACGGTACATAAAGATTGCTTCGCATTCTCGCCAGCTAATCTTATGCGCTTTCCGTAACTTATTTATATCCAGCTTTTCAGCCTGAGTTTCATAAGCATGGGCGTCTAGTTCATCTGGATTGCCATAATACATCGCCTTTAACTTATTTTGTTTTGGCTTTGGTTTGTATTCTTTTTGCAGAAGAAGCGGTCGTTGTTGTTGCTGATGTTTATGGCGATACTCATGATGTATCGCTCGAATAATTTTAACCGCAAGATTTTTTGCGCCCTTTTCTGTTATTAGAACTTTTTTATATTCTTTGGGAAAATTTAATTGAATGTAAATATGCTCGGGTATGTAATCTGATATACGACCGCAATAATGTCCACTCACAATTACATTATGATCAGGATAATATTCATCTTCGTATCTTTCTGATGAGAAGGTGACAATGTTGCGCTCAAATGCTTTTTTAAGACCGCGAATGATAGAAGGAATATGTTTTTCACCGACCCACGTTTCGGCAAGAGCATACACCTTCTTTTCAATCTTCTGTAGTTTCATTACACCTTCAGATTCTTGAATTTATCAGTGCTACGACCACGATCAAAGACTGGCTTATCAACTTCTTGCGCAACATTATCTTGCGCTTTCTGTTCAAGGTCATACAATTTCATTTTGGCTCGATCGACTCCGATAGTAAATCGCTTATGAAGATTCGGATCGTTATAGCGATTCTTTAATTGCTTAACTAACATTTGATTGAGTTGCTGTAGTTCTTCATTGCTCACCAATGCAAACATAAAATCAGCAGTAGCAGGCAAGCCAAAAGACTCGGAAGTATCTTCCAGACCAGGATCTGAGTTCGAAAAGCCTGACCTTGTCGTTTGAGTTGCGGAGACAATCGGCAAGTTGTTTTCCACGGCGAGTCCACGAAGCTCTTCAGCAATGGCTTTGATATACGTGTACGAATTAACATTAGCGCCAGCCTTAATTCTAGCAGAAGCGCAAATATTTAGATAGTCAATGAAGATAATGTCTGGGCGAAAGTTTTTCTTTAGAGCCAAGTCATTGATCAGTGCACGAAAGTGAGCAGGATTAGCAGACGCTGTTGGATATTCTTTAATGATCAACTTGCCTTTCACTTTCTCTTTGAGTTTACTCAGACGACGCTCATACATGTCTTTCGGCATGTTCATAAGATCATCTATAGTCACATTTAGAAGATTCGCGTCAATACGTTCGGCGATCTTCTCCTCAGCCATCTCGAGAGTTATGTAAAGAACGTTGTAGTTTTGAACAAGGCAACTAGCAGCCACATGACACATAAAAAGAGACTTACCGACGCCAGTACCTGCAAGAGCAATGTTAAGGGTCTTCTGCGGTAATCCTCCTTTAGTAATCTTGTTGAAATATTCAAGATCGAAGGGTATTCTTTTTTCGATACGATGATAAAAATCGTAGCGATCAACGTAACCATCCAAAAAGTCATGCCCAATATGAGGATCGAAACTAACGCCCAAAGCATCAGAAAGCAAAGTAGGAATACTTCCTTTGCCCCTGTTAGGATCTTTCCCATCCAAGATCTGGATGGAATCCATGATGGCATTATAAATTGCTTTTTCTTGACAAAACTTTTCAGTCGTGTCAAGAAGCCAGTTGAGTTGTTGTTCTGATTTGTCACTTGCTATTTCCTTTAGTAATTCGAGTGACTTATTTAACTCACCTTCAGTTAGTTTTGTCGATTCTTTGAGGCTGATCTCCAATGCTGCTATCGGAGGTAGGCTGTTGTACTTCAGAATGAAGTTTTTTATTTCTTCGAACAGTTTTCTTTCGTGGTTTTCGCTGAGGTACTCTTTCTTCAGAAACGGTAGAGACTTCCTCATGAACGCTTCGTTGCGAATTAGATTCGACAAAATCAAGTTTTCTGTTTTCATTCAAATCCTTCTCTAGATTATTCACAGCACCATAAATCATACTACGCATTACGTTTTGAGTAAAGCGTTCAAACCTTTTAGATTTCACATTACAATTATTTACGTTTGAAATTATATCGTAGTCAAACGTTAACAATCCATTGTCACCAACTGTAACGTTTGTATATTCAACTATTACACCATCATACTTCTTGAGAAATTTAATCGCAAATGATCCTGGTGGACCATTTAAATCAAGAAAGAATGTGTAATCTTTATCTAATTTTACAAACTTCTTGGCATACCAAAATTCTAAACTGGCAATCAAATTGTAGATACTATTCATCTTCATCGTCTCCGATTGCCGTATTCAAACTCTCGCCCATTGCTGAACTGAACTGATATGTTTCGCGAATCCACTCTTTAAAAGTTTTATCTTTCATAATACTATCCCAAAACTCAGCGCACTCTGTATCTGCCGCTCGCCACTTCTTACCATCAACTTCACCAGTGGCAGTGTTAACTTTAGCATACCAACCTACATTTGGCTTCGTAACATGACCAGACTCAAGAGCCATGTCTAGCAAACCACTGTACTTGCTAATACCGCCATCGAAACGAACAGTTACAGGAATCTTCGCTTTCTCTCGGACGTAACGTGATTTCTCAACGTTGATAATAAAGTTGTAGCCAATCAAATCCTGTCCATCTTTTTCTTGTTGACGACCAAGAATGTAGATGTTATCAGCCGAATAATAGGAACCTGTTCCGCCACCAACAATATCCTTGGGAAACATACCGATTTCCTTATAGGTATGATTTACTACGACCATAGGAATGTCTTTAAGGGTGAGGTGCGGGGTCACCATACGGAACAGGGATTTTATTTGCTTTGCCCGACTCATATCAGCAACTGATTTCTGATCAAGGGCATCTTCAACTTCTTTCTTAGAAGCAAGGTTGCCGATAGAATCAATAATGATCATGACGCGCTCGCCACGCTCAATCTGGGTCAACTGCTGCATAATATCAAACTTCAACTGCTCAACGTCAGTAATTGGAGTATGAACAACGCGATCAGTATCAATATTAAATGATGTAAAATAATTTTGCGGAGTACCGAACTCTGAGTCATAGAAAAGAACAACAGCGTCAGGGTACTTTGCTTGATATGCCTTTGCCATCAAGAGACTGAATGCAGTCTTGAAATGTTTACTCGGACCAGCCCACATGGTAAGACCAGGAGTGAATCCACCATCAAGATCGCCTGAAAGCGCAACATTTACTGCAGGAATAGATGTCTGAATCATATCTTTTGCAGCAAAGAACTTTGAATTAGCAAGAATTGCTGTATCTTTAATAGTAGAATTTTTGCGCAGTTTTTCTAAAAGAGTCATTTGTATATCCTCGTGTTTGGAATAATAGTATTATACGCTAGTAGATTAAAAAAGTCAACTAAAGAAATCTTCCAAAGAATGCGTCTTTTCTGTTTGCCAATTTATAGTGGATAGAATAATATCCAAGGGCTCAAGAAACGATTTTTGAAACTGAATATCATAATCTATGTACTGCTCAGCCCCCAACTGTTTCGGAATAACGGATAAGAATGCGAGTGTATTATTGTTAAATTTATTCGGCTGCTTTAGATAGATAAATTTTATCTTTTCGCCTTCTTTGATCAATTGATAGCGTTTCGTCAACTTTAAATTTTCCAAAAAGTAATTGTACACCAGCGCACCCTTTACATGGATTGGTGTGCCTTTTTTGAAAATATGAACAGAATCTGAATATTCTTTTATGCCGTTCACAGATCTTGGGAATGAGATATCTTCAACAGGCAATGCGGAAAACTCTTTTCTAAAGTTTTCAATAAACTTGTGAAGATCCTCTTCAGTTTGCGTCATGATGATATTGATTGCTTCTTTAATCTTTGCGCGACATGCGGCTGGCGTTGAAGATTTGACTGCTTCAAGACCCATAATCTTTAGTTTGGGTTTCGCATACGCAACACCTTCGCTATCATAGACGTTTAGAATATATCGCTTCTTCGCAGTCCAAATTGCCTTATCGGCGAGCGACTCACGCTTCATTTCCATGCGCTGCGAATAGGCATTCGTATATTCTTTTAATTCTTCGTATGACTCATCAATAAATGGCTGAATCTTTTGTTCACAAATATTGTTCATGAACTTGACTATCTTCTTTGTATCTGTTTCACCAGAAAAGAATTTATTAACAATCGGACCAAGATTTAAGTAAATCGAATCGGTGTCTGATGCAATAACATAATCAGCATTTTTGGTTTTTAGTAAATCATTCATGTATTCGTTGATCTTCTTTTCAATCCAACGAATAGATAATTGACCAGAAGTTGTAATTGCCTCAGCGATACGAGTATCAAAGAAACGAAAATACTGATTGCCTAGCGCACCATAGGCTGAGTTCAGCGTAACTTTTTTAGCCAACTGAAGATTATTATATCGAGCAACCTGCTTCTCGAGATACTCAACTTGATTCTTATCATCAAGAACAGTTTCAATTTTTTTCTTGGCTTCTAACGCCAACTTCTTATAGCGTGTACGATCTTTATACATGCTGTCCATAATTTCAGGCATCAATCCTTGCTTACTCGTTTTGAAGAATTGACCATTAGGTGTGACAGTAGCATCAACGTTTTTCAAAAAGTCAGTACGAATCTTTTTGTTTAGTAACGCATCAACATTTACAGTTGATGATTGAACAAGATTACGCATTTCAATAGTAAACTTTGTTGGTTCTATCAAAGTCTCCATCGAAATATTATACTGCATAATCAAATGTGGATACAGACTATTCAAGTCGAAAGAGGCGACCCACTCATGCATGCCAAGAATAGGTTCTTTAACATACGCACCTTCGTACGCACATTTCTTATCACCCTTTTTCATTTGAGGAATGACAATCTTTTTCTTGAGCAGATGATTGTAAACGATTGAATCCCACATGCGTACCTGCGTGAACACGTCATCATAGTTTACTTTATTGTCATACGCAAGAGTCAAAGCCAACTCAATCAACTTCATCTTGTCTTCGAGTTTCTCAACAAGTTCTACGTCGCGGATGTTATACTCAATGAACTTTTGATAATCGTATTTGTATAACTGATGTAGCGTTTCAAACTCAGTGTAATCAATTTTACGTTCACCCAATTCAACGTGCGCAATATTATCAAGGCGATAAGATTCTTGCTGCGAATAAGTAAATTTGCGATAGAGTTGAATGTAATCTAGAATAGAAACGCCAGAGATGTCATAGAACTGCACCTCACGATTGTATATCGTAGCATCGCGTTTACTGATGCGATCCCACGGTGAAAGTTTCTTTGCTTCACTTTCACCGAAAAGTTTTGTGATGCGATTAGCAAGATAAGGAATATCAAACGTTTCAATATTCCAACCAGTGACTACATCTGGATAGAATCTGGTCCAGAAGTCAAGGAAACGTCGTATGAGGTCGCACTCATCTCTGCATTTAGCATAGTGCACGTCGTCACGGTGCTTGCTATAATCGCTGATACCAAACACAAAATAATTACCTTTAAGTTTGATAGTAATTGCTGTGATTTCTTCATTGGCATTTCTTGGCTCAGGGAATCCATTTTCAGATCCGACCTCGATGTCAAGATAGGCAATGCAAATTTTATTAACATCCCAGAGTATATCATCACCAAAAGTATCGGCAATATAAGCGTACTCATAACGATTATTACCAAAAATAGGGAAATTATCGACACTATCATACCTCTCTAGAAATTCACGACACTCTCTGATTGTGCCAGGATTAATTGATTTTACATACTCACCAGAAAGAGTTGTATATTCTGATGGTTCTTTACTCGGAAGAAAGAAGGTTGGCTTATATTCAATTTTGCGGCGAACACGTTTATCGTTTTCTACTGCACGAAGGAGAATATATTTGCCAGATACGCAAACATTGGTATAAAAATCTGCCATATTACCCCAGAATCAAATCTTTTTGCGGTACAACAATTCCTGTACCATAGATTTGATTATACCCGTTTTTCACTTCATCCGCTACTTCTGCAACACAAATAATATTGTTTCTGTTAACAGTAAATGGACCATTTGCTGCATGCATCCACGGCATAAAACCCAAAGCGCCATCGCCAGTCTTTGTGCGCTGAAGAATTGCCGCTAGAGGATTCTTAAAAGTTACAGCATCGCCAATCTCACTTGTAATTTCTACTACTAATTCCTCGCCACTTACGAGTTTGATTACTTTGATTTCGCTCATTTGATTTATCCCTCACATAATTTTTAAGATTCTTTTTATCAAAAGGTTCTTTGTTACAATACAAGATATCATGCAAAATTGTCCATGTATCTTTACCAACTTTTAATTGCCAACCATTAAATTCTTTCACTGTAACTGAGTTACTAATTAAAAAATTGTTTAGTTCGCTTAATGAATTCATACGTCAGTATCACGAGTTTCTACAGCATTGCGTTTTAATTTGAACGCAACATGATTAGCATGTGCTTCGATCATGATTCGTTTCAAACTGCCACGTTCATGCTCATCTTTAATCCAACCATACGTTTCTTCCATCGCAAGCATTCGCTTATATTGACGTGGAAGTTTTGCGTTAAAAAAATCACTACGATTAGCCATTTAAAAGTTCCTCACATTTTTTCCAAAAGTGTTCTTCCTGTCCTGGCATACGAATTTGAAAATTGTGCCAGAACAAGTCTCCTGCTTCAGCATTACCATATGTCGTGCCCAAACCATAATTTGGTTGACCGTTCTTTAATTCCCAATAAGGCAATTGTTCTTTTTCCCACTCATAACGAAATGGCGGTCGATCAAATTTACTTGGCGGAATTAATTCCACTGGTACACCAACTCTTTCAGCCTCAAAAGTATATTCTTCTAGAACATCGCCTCTAGCACTTTCTAATGCTGATGGTCTGCCGATTTTAGTATAATTGTCTCTAGAGATTGCGCTACAAGAAGGAGCAGCAAACAAATGATCGCCATTTTGAATGTGACCAGATCTTTGCATGTTACCTACTAGTTTACCGTCATTTACTTTAGAAAGAAAGTAATCGAACGCGAAATCTGAAACAGGAATACAATCAATATCAAGAATAATGACATAGTCAAAATCTAATTGCTGTTTAACGTTAGCATTTTCTATAGTCTTTCCTGGAGCACCATTGATTCCCCAAAAGTAATCAATGAACAATCCGTGTGGGATTTCACCCTTCATTGAGAAATGCGGTAGTTTTGTGATATTAAATTTGTCAACAACTTTTTGCTGTAACTCAACAGTTTTCATGTTGATGTTAGGCATAAAGTAAGATACTATACATGCATTCATTTGTTTTGTCCTGCTGTTGCTTCATAAACTCGTTTGCGTAGACTGCTAGAACTAAAACTATGGTCTCTACTATTAAAGACTAATTCTATTCCGCGTTTTTCGCAAATAGCGCGACCAGTAAATTCTTTTTCCATATACTCTACACCAAGAATACGAACATCTATGGGTAGAGTTAAAAGAATATCTTCTAGGTCGCGTTCTGTATTGTAAACAATAATTTCATCAACAAATCTAACTGAACTGAGAGATATTTGTCGCTCAACAATAGATTGTATTGGCGCATTTTTTTCTGGTCGATCAGCACTAGCGTTATTTTGTAATCCGCATATTAAATAATCGCAATGTTGTTTTGCTTCAGCAAGCATAGCAACATGACCTGCGTGAAGCAGATCAAACTGCGAAAAAGTTATGCCAATCTTTAAACCTTGTTTTTTAAGATCTTTAATTTTATCGAATATCATATAACTGAGTGTAAAATAATTCCATGGATGTATTCAACGATGCCATAATCTCTACTCGGAACATAAAAATGTAGTAGAGAATCATTGCGATATAGCGATCTGAGTTTATTGTTAGGATCAAACCCAGACAACGTGATCATGTTGTGTTTCCCAGCGCAAAACTGAGCAGCGTTTAGAATATTCTGCGAGTTTCCTGATGAAGAAATAAGGATTACTAAACTTTTTTCTTCTACGAACTGTTCCAGGAATTTAGTATACGCATGCTCCCAACCATAATCATTAGCATAGCAAGTTAATCGCGAGGAGTCGCAAAAACAAACTCCCTTCTTACCCAATGCTTTGGTATAGTCTTGCGCAACATGACCAGTAATAGCATTGCTGCCACCATTACCCAGTAGAATAATGTGGTTATGATCGCGGATTACAGTTTTAAGATGTTCTAGATCGATAGGATCTAATGCGTCGAGGCAATTTTTAAGTTCTTGTAAATTCATTAGTTAAGTTCACATATTTCAAACCAGTTTCAGAAATGCTAATCTTATAGCATCTTTCATATTCTTTTTCAAGATAAGAATTTTTATGAGAGAAGATTAAGAAGTAGCCACCATTGCCAGCACCACATAATTTATGGGAAAGCACTCTTTTATTATAACTGAGTTTTTTATCCAAGTCAACTAAAATTTCATTCTCACAAATAAGTTTGCTAGTTTGCTTTTTGTTTTCCCACGACCTTTTCATCACAAAATTAAAGTGTGTTACATCACAACCCATAATTGCGAACTCTAGTTCCTTAACATCATCTAGCAATGGAACTGATTTGTCAATGTTTAGAGTTTCAAGAACCGTGGTAGAATTACGAAGCACACCTGTATATAGTAGGTAAATGTCCATATTCTTAAAAATTTTAGTGTTCAAATATTTAATAGTTGGATCATTGTTTTTATGAAAATCTATTCGCTTCAATCCACCCATACTTCCATAGAAATCTTGTTGACCTACGAGTGGATTAAATTTGCGTTCAATCTTTTCAGCCATTCGGCAGACTTCAAACTCAGTTATCGGTTCATTGCGCCAAACATAAATTGCTTTAATTAATGCTTGCAAATATGAGGAGGAAGCAGCTAACCCTGATCCTGCCGAATAGATATCGGACACCAAACTACAATTAATTCTTTCTACATTCAAGTATTCAAAACAATGGCGAAGCATTTCGTTTTGTATTTCAGACACATGCTTCACGGTTTCTCTGCGCGAATAGTTTAAATTATAGTTTTCGTCAATGGTGTTGATACCAAACACATCTCTGTGTACAGTAATATACGTTCTAAGATTAGAAGGAAAACTTATAACGCTGCCATGACCATACTTCTCAATAAAGTATGGGTGATCAGTAGAACCACCTACTAAAGAAATACGCAATGGACATGATGTAACAATCATTTTTTAGTGCATGCGAAAATTTCAGAGTGATCTGGAACGTGTCCTCTGTTTGAAACTAAAAACGGAAATGGTATCAAATTAAAATGTTCTTTTAATTTCTGTTCCCACCATTCTCTGCCATGCATAGATTTGTGGTAGTTTAAATCGCTGGGAGTATTTTTAGAATTTTTATTTCTATGTGATTTGCGCATGTGAATACTTGCTGCGAAGATACCACCTGCTTTTAAATGTTTATCGACATTTGCGAAATATACATCTAAATCTTCATCTAGAAAATGTTCAATCACATCCCAACAAGTAATCAAATCAAAAGTAAATATATTGTTATTAAATTGCACTTCGAATGGTTTCGTAACATCACATGTAAAAAGGATTTTGTTACCATATTCTTTCCAGTTTTCATGACCAGCTGGCATCATACCAACCTCTTCAACCATTTCTGGGCGAATATTTAAACAATGATCGGAACCCTCGAGACCGATTGATATATGTCCGCGCTTGTGCATTTCGCAGACAAGCGCTCCGCCAGCGCATCCAAGATCCATAAAGTTAATAGATTTTTTGTTTTTATCTTCAAAATAATCTTCAACTGATTCAACAAATCCCGCATTTAAATTGTTATCATAGTATATGCCTTCTGGATGTTTATGATCATCAGAGTTTACGGCAACTGGATGTTCTGTAACAACTGTAAACATCACTTTTCTTCAATGTACTCAGGAAAATATCTCACGAATACGTCGTTACTCGTATCGCGTACTGTATTAATGCGCTCTTTAATTTCTTTATAGAAGTTCCATGCTAGTGGAATAAAACAAATTCTTCTAATAGGTTCTTTCAATAAATCTATAGAACGAATCGGAATATTCATACCTGGTGTTCGATAATCCCATTTTAAGTAATTATCATCAACGATAAAATCAAGTTCTAACTGAATGTAATTTAGAAGCGTGTTGCCCTTTGCAGCAGCACCATATCCGATAAGAACATAACCTTCGTTTCTAAAACGACGCAGGTTTTCTAATAACTTCTGTTTTGTTTCTTCTGCCTTGCGCGCAAAAGCATGATACTTCTCTTCAGTGTAAATGCCGTTCGCTGTTTCATCAGCAATTAGAGCATTAAGTTCTGCTTCATCGCAAGGAGTTCTAGTCAAAGAGAACAAGAATGACTTGCTATGAATGTCAGTTTTTACGATACTGGAAACATACAGACCATGGTTTCGAGCAAGTTTCAATATTGATTTGCCAGTAAAGTATGATGAGTGCTCATGATAGATAACGTCAAACTCATTGTTAACAAACATATCACACTGGGAAGTTTGAATAAACACTGTTCCGTTATCAGATAGAACGTTTACGCAGGACGCAATAAAATCGTTCGGATCTTGAACGTGTGGTAGAACATGGAACGCAAGTATCAAATCAAATTTACCGCGCTCGCTTAAAAGTTTATCTGCGAAATCCTTATTCCAATAATCTACATAAACATCGAGTTCTCTTGCGGCAGATAGTTCGCGAATGTTTTGCGCAGGATCAATGCCGACGCATTGTAATCCTCTGTCCTTAAACATTTCAAGAAGCAGACCTGAATTACAAGCAATCTCTAGAACGTTCTTGGCTTCTACTTTACTGAGAATGTAATCTGTAGTCCAATTAAAGTAATCAGTGAGCGTCTTACTGGTATCCGAGATATACAAGTAATGCTCAAACATTTCAGCAGGATCTACCGAAACGGATAACTGCGAATGCCAGCAATCCTTGCAGAGTTTCATCTGTAGCGGATATTTCTTCAGCGATTCGCCTTTGTGATATGAGTTTGCTAGGGGTTGATCTGTTAAATCTAGATAGTCAACTAAATTAGTAGAATTACAAACCAAACAAGTATCATTATGTTTCATCATGGTATCGAATTTCTCCCACCCCAAGTATCCATAATTGGGCTTTTTGTTATAGAATCTACAACACTTTCAACAGTAGATTCAAATTTAAAGTCGAACGTTTTTTCAAATTTTTCAGAAGAAACCATAAAGTCGTAGGTAACACTCTTTCCTTTATCAACCAAAGGCACGCCAAGATGATTCGCTACTCGTTTACCGATTTCTCCAATGTTTAAATTAAATGACGCTACATTATATATACCGCGATTATCTTTACTGTTAAAGACTATATTATGAACTGCTCTACATAGATCATGAATCGATACTATTGGTCTGTGTGCGTGAGCGTTAAATACGTTGACTTCTTTATTTTTCAATGCTGATAGTGTCATAGAATTGATCATAAGATCTGTTCGCATATTTGGCGCCCAACCATTTACGCTGCCGAAGCGCAACCCATAATACTCTACATCTAACAATGCAATCACATTATCAATAGTTGTCTTTGAAAGAGTCAAACCATCAGTTGGTGGCGACATCTCGTTTTCAACTTTAGGTTTGTCGCCAGACTCAACGTAGACGCAAGAACTGGAGGCATAGATTAGTTTCTGCCTTGGTTCTAATTTTTTCGCAAGGTTCATCAATTTTACAACGTTGTTATCGAATGATGTGTAAATATCTTTACACAATGGCACTGATGAATGAGAAGCAGTATGAAAAATGACATCGTACTGTCGTAAGAAATGTTTATCCAGACTGTCAAAGTCTGCGCGAATATTTCCAGGTTCTCTATAATTTCCAAACCACTCAAGATCTACTGTGTCTATATTAACACATTTAGGTTTAAAATAATCATAGACTGCGGAACCAATGTATCCGCAGCCACCAGTTAGTAATAAATTCATAGTCTGTTCTCTAATGTTTGTATTTGATCTATTAAATCCACGCCAAATTGTTTATGCCAATGATAACGTGAAATCGCCATATCTTTATCTAGTAGATGTTGACCGCCATTGCCAACTGCTTTATCTGCTGCAGGTATTTGTGTTTGAATGGCTAGTTTGCGATCAATTAAATGTTGGTTGAACGGCGAATAACCATACCACAGAATACGAAAATCTTCAGCAGGAGTTCCCCAATAATGTCGACCAGCACGCCACACTGAAGTTTCGAAATAGTTTAGCGGAAAATTATGCATGCTGCGCATCTTACGATTATCATACATCACATCATCTTCAATGGCTTGATAGTCTCTAGTGCCATTGTATGCATTGTAAATAGTATCTTCACTGTAATCGCAAGGCATACCAAACGTTCTTTGTTCAATTAAAGATTTGTTTGGATCTGGCTCAGTCATAAACTGTTCATCAGTATCAATCATAACATCGCAAGCAAGCAATTTTTGCATACGCACAGGTTTTTTTGGTTTGTATGCATTAATAAGACGTTTGGTGTTTCCAATAAGAAACTCAGTGACGTTTAGCGTTATCATCCACGCATAAGGAAACTGGTTTTGAATGCTGGCTTCAATAGACATGACTTCAGCGTCGCAGTTAGCAGCGTTGAAGTCTTTGTTTCTTGACGGAATAATTTGCCAATTAGGTGTGAGTTCTCTGACGAGATCCATAGATCCGTCAGTAGAATGATAGTCAATTATAACACCGTGGTCGAATTTATTTTTGTGATGCTTTAACCACCAATTCAACAAATACTTTTCATTGCGAACATGACATATTACAAATCTCATTTACTTTTTCCATGGCAATTCATTATTGTAGTGTTTTAACATTGCTTCGTTACCGCGCAGGAAAAATTCTGCTTTGACGGAAATACCTGTGCTACCAACTCTATATTTTAACGTATACTCACGAGTGCAATCAAACTTTAATTTGTTTCGTTCGTTCATCAAAACTGCGCTGATGGCTCTATCGATTTCAATAACTCCTGGTTCACGTGCTTTGCGATACCAAACAGGCGACATTGCCAACGCTACTTCTTTCTTAACAAAGAAACAGTTAAGATCAACGAAGTAATCGTTCAACACTGAACGCCACAAACCAAGACTTTCGCAATCGTCATTACAGATAAATTTGCCATCATCATCTACAATTTGACGGAAAGAAAATGCCCAGTCAAGATTCTTCGACTGAACAAGATTTACAAGATTCTCAACATGAGTAGGTTCAAGTGCATTGTCATCATCCAACCAAATAACGTAATCGCCATTGACTAGAAATGTAAATGCACCGTAGATACGGTGCCCATTAAATCTGTCTTTTCCTGTCGGATCTGGTAGAACGATTAATCGATCTGAACTACTTTCGCCTCTAGGAAATGTGGCGTCGAAAAGAACAGGGTTTACTTTATCCCAATGCTCTTTGCCATCTACAACAACAATATGTTCAATGTTCTTGTAAGTTTGATTGCGTACAGATTCAATACAATTTTTTAATTGTGGTTTGCCAATAGTGGCAGTAATCACAGATACTTTCATAAGTTAATCCCATAGATTTTCGTAATATTTACCAAACAAACGGAAAGCGTTCTTTTTGCGAGCATGATATGCTTTCATCTTTTCCATATCATAAACTGCTTCGCGAACAGTTACCATTTCGCTCCAGTCTTCACCTTCTTTCTGCACCCATTTGTACTTGCCTTTCTTGATGCAGAAATTTGGGTCGCGATCTTTGACAAGTTCACCGAATGCCCAGATCATTTCTTTCATGATCCAGTCCCAACGCTTGAAATGAAACTCATCAGTATCCCAATCGTTCTTCTTTGGCTTGGCATTGGTAGAACGAAGATGTTCAGGAACATCGTCATCATCGGTGCAGGGAGCACCGTGATTGGTTTTATGTAACTGCTTGAGCATCGGATGAACGATGAGCGCAAGTGTACGATCCATAGACCAAGTGTCCCATGGATCGATCCGAACAGAAATTTTTTGTTCACCCTTCTTTGGGTACTTGCCAATAGATACTTTCATAATTACTTATTGCGATTACGATTGCGTGCTTTCCGCTTCTTTGAGCCCAACTTGCAACGACCTTTGCCGTGTCCCTTCAATCCTACTTTCGCTGGCATATTCTAACTCCTTAATTTTATTTAGCAACTCAACCTCGCCGCATCCTTGAGATATCTTTCATCTGCTCTTCGTCGATTACTGGCACTGCATTTGATTTATGCATGGTCGCAATACCTTTTACAAGAGTG